ACTATCCAGATTGTTTCATGTGAAACATCAGTTTAGAATGATTCTAAATAACAGTTCTACTTTTGTTCTAAAAATCGACATTGTCGAAAAAGAGAACAGAACTAGAACAAACATAGCTATATACAACCCTAGATTGTATTTTAAAGTTATTCACAATGTAGGCTTGACTTATAAAAGGTTGCAATATAATGTCTTTTTTAATGATTTATTTAAAAATATTAATAAATAATATTGATAAATCTAATAATAGGTAAAACATGACAAACGAAAAAAACGACACAAATAAAAACTCTCAAACGCCTTTTGAGAATTTTACTGATAAAAATGGCAATTTAAAAAGATACTTAAATCTAGCTTTAAAAAATACTAGAGAGATAATGAAAGTATTATTGCCAAAAATTGCCGTTGAAATTCAAAAAATGATTGAGTTTCATATTAATGCTACAAAAGGCAATATTAAAACTGATAAAACTAAAATCATTAATGAAAAGGCAATTAGAGAACATATCTATGGAATAGTAGGCTATATTGCAAAAGAGGAAAAAAACGTAGCTTTTGAAAAGGTAGTAGATCGGGCTTTACATTTAGCAATTATGAAAGTTGATACGCCAAACGATATTAAAATTGATGATGTAAATTCAAAAATTTATATGGTTTCAAAAGTTGCAACGCCTTTTTTAAAAGTTGAAAAAAAAGGTCAAAAAGGGTCAGTTGAATATAAGCCTAATACTGATGATAAACTTGTCGAAATTAATACTGGGACGATTGATACAGTTCATAAGATAAGATCGGGCAAGGTTTCAAAAGGCTCTAAAACAAAAGATGCTCAAACGATTGCTAATAATTTTAAAGCAATATCAAAAGCATTTTTTATTAACTTTGATAAATCAATTTCATTAGCAAATAAAAAAGATGTTAAATTCTTTGATATGGTTGATGAACAAGTATGGCAAAACTTATCAAATATCTTTACGCTTTATAATTCAAAAGCATATCAAGATATGCGAAATTTCAGCGAGGATTATGAGGTAGCCATTGATGGAACATCAGTAGTTAAAAAAGATCATAATAAAAAAATAGCTTAGTTAATAATAAACACTAGCCCCCCTTAGCTTTTAGCTTTGGGGGGTTTTTTTGTGCCTGTCTTAAACTTGTTTTGATCTGGGTTTCCTTAGCTTTCTATAGTTACAAAATTTCCCATTATATCCCTCAATAAATCTAGGGAACCCCAAATTATCCCCAGTATAAATTTTTATATTCCTATTTTAGCTTGACTATCCCTAGGGGATACGCAGGTGCCATAGCCCCCCTGCTATACTATACATATACACTCACCATAAAATCCAGGTTTCCCCCGTTAACCCCCTGGTGGCCAGAATATAGGGGATATTATTCTGTAGAAATAGCTATAAATCCCCTGACAATAACCTAGGGGAATGTAAATGTAGGTACTATATGAGTGTAACGCCTCCCCTAGGGGGATTAATTATATTATACACCTCATCATCAATTTTGTCAATAGAAAAATTAACCCAAATGAAAAAAAAGTACTTGACAAAATTGTTAATCACGCTATAATATAATAGATAGACCTAAATATAAATCAAAGGGACACACATACTCAGAATATAGCAATATATACAGGGTCATCACTGATTTATATTTACATAAATTGGTACCAATTAACAACTTTAAGATAATTATGGCAAAAAAATACGGAACAACTACGCTAAGTGGAGCTGACAAAGAGAAAAGAACTCCTAAGTTCTTAAGAAATATCTTTGAAAGCCCTAAAAAGAAAGCAGAAAGATTGTCTACAGCATCTGGTAAAGCAAACACAGCTGCATCTAAGAAGATGTATGCTGCTGAAAGTATGTTCAAAGCTAAAATGGACAGAAAAGCTGCTGATACTAGAGATACTGCTAAGACAAAGAAAGGCCCAGTTACTCCAATGACAGCTAGAGACAGAGCTAAAACTAGAATTGCACCTAAAGGTAGCATCAAAGACCCTAGAAAAGCTCTAGACGCAGAGACTAGAAAGTCTTACAAGAAAAGAATAGACTACATGGAGAAAAGAAAAGCTGCTGGTAAAAACTATTCTAAGAAAAACTTAGCGGATTTAAAAGCAAAACTAAAATAAACTTGAAAAGTTCAGTATTTAATTTACCGTTCAAAGAGTTTATGGAGATAATTAATGCAAACAATGGATTCTTCTATAGTTCCAAGTCAAAAGAAAAACTTAACAGACATGCAAGAGAAATTTCTAGATGTCCTGTTCGGGGAGGCAAAGGGCGATCCCAAGAGGGCGGCAGAGCTAGCAGGGTATTCAAAACATAGTTATCCTAAAGTTGTTAGAAATTTAAAAAAAGAAATAACTGAATTAGCAGAAAACCACTTATCCACACATTCTGCTAAGGCAGCAACCAGACTCACCGATTTGCTAGACGAGGATGGCACAACTCCACACGCTAGTGTCCGTCTAGCAGCTGCCACTAACATATTGGATAGAGTAGGAATTGTAAAGAAAGATCAACTAGATATAAATATGAAAGCTATGCATGGAATATTTATATTACCAGCTAAAGATGGAAATAATGACAACAAAGAATAAATTTAATAAAAAAGAAAAGAAAAAAGATTCATCACCAAAGAAATATAAATTTGGTAGAGACGAAAGTAAAAACAATATTAAAGATTTACCTAAAGGTTTAAGAGTAGATACTACAACAGGTATGGGTGCTAACATATTTACAATCCCAAAGAAAAAACCTACTAAGAAAAAAAGTGGAACCAGTAAGAATAAAAAAAAGAACTAGACAAATTCCATTTGGTTTTAAACAATCTGATACTCACCAAGATTATATAGAACCTATTAAAGAAGAATTAGAAGCTCTTGATCAAGCAAAGAAATATTTAAAGACTTGTTCATATAGAGAAACTGCTCAATGGCTACACAGAAAAACAGGAAGATATATATCGCATGTCGGACTTAGAAAAAGAGTTACCAGAGGTACAGCCTCCGAAACCGAAGCAGAAAAGCAAACAGAAAGCCAAGAGATCAGTCAAACAGATTCTAGCAACCAAGCGTAAGAAAGTTGCTCAAGCAGAACAAACTTTGCGTTCAGCAAAGCAAGCTGCAGAAAATACCAAGAAGAAATTGTTAACCATTAACAAAGCTCTTACTGGTAAAGAAACACAACTACTTACGGAAGATATAATCGAGAGTGCTCCTAAGACAATACAAGAGCATGTAAAATCGCAAGAAGTTATATTTAAGCCAAACGGTGGCCCACAAACAGAATTTCTTGCAGCTTCAGAGAGAGAAGTATTTTACGGAGGAGCAAGAGGTGGAGGCAAGTCTTATGCCATGCTAGTAGATCCACTTCGTTATTGTTCTAAGCCTCATCATAGAGCACTTCTAATTAGAAGGACTATGCCTGAGTTAAGAGATTTAATTAGTAAATCTCAATTACTCTACTCCAAAGCATATCCAGGAGCAAAATGGAGAGAACAAGAAAAAGAGTGGCGATTCCCATCGGGAGCAAAGATAGAGTTTGGTTACGCAGAGAACATGACAGACGTTTTACGTTACCAAGGTCAATCATACACATGGATAGGAATAGACGAACTTCCTCAATATCCTTCGCCAGATATATATAATTTTTTAAGATCTTCTTTAAGATCTGTTGATAAGGACATACCTGTCTATTTAAGAGCTACAGGCAACCCAGGTAACATTGGATCACAATGGGTAAAAGAAATGTTTGTAGATCCTGCAGAACCTAACTCTGCATTTGAAATAAAAATAGATACACCTGTCGGAGTAAAAACTATCACTCGTAGATTTATTCCTGCAAAGTTACAAGACAATCCTTATCTGATGCAAACAGATGACTACTACGCTATGCTTGCATCTTTACCAGATATACAGCGTAAACAATTTTTAGATGGAGATTGGGATGCTTATGAAGATTCAGCGTTTCCTGAGTTTAGCAAAACAACACATGTTGTTGAACCCTTTGAAATTCCTAAAGGATGGTATAAGTTTCGTGCTGCTGACTGGGGTTATTCTTCTCCTGCTTGTGTGTTATGGTTTGCTGTTGATTACAATAATAATCTGTGGCTCTATAGAGAGTTATATACTTCCAAAGTTACGGCAGATATTTTCGCAAGACAAGTCTTAGAATTAGAATCAGGTGAGTATATTCAATATGGTGTACTCGATTCAAGTACCTGGGCAAAGAGAGGTGATGTAGGCCCAAGCATTGCAGAGACAATGATTCAACAAGGATGTCGTTGGAGACAATCAGATAGATCACCTAAAAGTAGAATTAGTGGTAAATTAGAAATACACAAACGTTTATTAATTAATGATAAAGAACCAGGACTTAGAATATTTAAGAACTGTAGAAATTTAATTAGAACGATAAGTACTTTACCTACAGATAAGAAGAACCCCGAAGACGTTGATACAAATGCTGAAGATCATGCATATGATGCATTACGTTACGGATGTATGAGTAGACCCATGCACCCCAAATATGCACAAAGATTTAAACCCTTGTTTACCCCTGAGTTTAAACCAGCTGATAACAAATTCGGATATTAATGGAATTACCTACACACAATTATTTTTTATGGGGGCCTTATCTAACTAAGATGAAAGTAGATGAGACTCTATGTGAAAAACTTTTAACTGATGGAAGAGAACTAAGAACATCTCACAGGAATCATCTAGCAGGAAAAATAGAAAAAGAATTTAAATACGATAATTTAAAATATTATCAAAAACAATTTCAACCTTATATAGATTCATGGATACATGGATGGTATAGACAACTTGGTTCTCATGTTGCAGTTACAGGAAAGTTAGTTAGTTTATGGATTAACTTTCAAAAAGCAAAAGAACATAATCCACCTCATATACATCCAGGTGCTGATGTTTCATTTGCATTACATTTAAATGCACCATTAGAAATGATTGGAGAGAAACAAGACACTACAGGAATTGCACCAGGTAGATTATCTTTTTTGTATGGTGAAGAAAGACCACATACAATAGCTGAAAGATCATTTACTCCAGAGAAGAATGTAATGTTTATGTTTCCAGCAAACTTAAGACATTATGTATCTTCATTTAATTCTGATGTAGAAAGAATATCTGTAGCAGGTAACGTAAAATTTGAATATGCAAAGTAAAAGAAAATTACCAGAGATTCAAAAAAAGTTTTTTCCATATGATTTAGTATTAGCATATTGGGAAGATATCATTGCAGATTGCTCATGGATTGATCTTAATGATATAAAAAAATCCACAACTGCCATATGTTGCACGGTTGGATGGTTAATAAAACAAGATGAGAATGTGACTATACTAATGTCAGATTTTAATTTTGAAAATGACAAAGAAGTAAAACAAGGTGGTGGACATACTACCATACCAACTAAAAATATATTA